GAATTATTATTGGAATGGTCAGCGCTTATTCAAAGAGAGAATCCAGATATCATTATCGGGTATAATATATTCGGGTTTGATTATGAGTTTATGTTACAGCGTGCCAAAGAAAACGAATGTGCCGAAGAATTCTTGAAACTATCGAGAAGGACTGATGAAGTCTGCGGACAGCGAAGCGGTGGACGAAGCGGTAAATTAAAAGAGGATGATTGGGTTCTCGATAAAACACAAATCAAAATAGCGAGTGGTGAATACGATTTGCGATATCCTTCGATGACAGGGCGTTTACAAATCGACCTTTACGCTTATTTCCGCCGCGATTTCAACCTGTCGTCTTATAAATTGGATGATGTAGCAGGTCAATATATAAGCGACGAAATCAAAGCGACCGAAATAACTCCGGATAGAAAACAAACGAAGATTTATAGTAAAAATCTGGCAGGACTTCACGTCGGCGATTTTATCCACATAAAAATAAATTCTTTCTCATCCGATTATTTCAACGATGGCGAGAAATTTCGTGTCGAAGCCATTCACAAGGAAGATCATAAAGGAAAAATGTATAATGTGATTACGATAGCTGGCGCCTATGACATACCCGAACCCTCTGGCTCTATTGTTTCTGTGGATTGGGGAATGGCGAAAGACGATGTAACGCCTCAAGATATTTTCCGTTTGACTCGTGGGTCTTCTGCTGACAGGGCGATTGTTGCGAAATACTGTATTCAGGATTGTAATCTCGTTCATCATTTAATGGGAAAACTCGACATCATAACTGGATATACGGAAATGTCTTCGATTTGTTCGGTCCCGATAAGCTTTTTAGTATTTAGAGGGCAGGGTGTAAAACTGACGAGTTATGTAGCTAAGAAATGCCGTGAAAAAGATACGCTTATGCCTGATTTGAATAAATCGAGCGGGAATGAAGGCTATGAAGGCGCGATTGTCTTGCCACCAAAATGTGCTATGTATTTCGACAATCCAGTAGCGTGTGTTGATTATTCGTCGCTTTATCCTAGTTCGATGATATCGCAGAATTATTCACACGACTCTAAAGTATGGACGAAAGAATATGATATGGAAGGCAATTTGAAACGCGAAACGGGTGATTCACGGTATGACAATTTGCCCGGATATCATTATATTGATATGGAATTCAAAACGTATCGATATATTCGACCTCATCCAAAAGCTTTGGCTAAAAAGACACAAACGGGAACAAAAGTCTGTCGATGGGCTCAGTTGCCAAATAATCAAAAATCGATTATGCCGAGTATCTTGACTGAATTACTCGATGCACGAGCTGCAACGCGAAAGAAGGCAAAGACGGAACCGGACCCTTTCATGCAGAATATTTTAGATAAGAGACAGTTAGGATACAAAGTAACCGCTAATTCGCTTTATGGCCAATGTGGAGCCAAAACCAGCACTTTTTATGATATGGATGTAGCTGCTTCCACAACAGCCACAGGTCAAATGATGATTACTTATGCGAAACGGATGATAGAAGAAGTTTATGGGGATTCCGTTTATGACTCCAAAAATGGTGTAGTAAAATGTAATGCCGAGTATGTGTACGGTGACACTGACTCTGTATTCTTCACGTTTAATTTGACGAATCCCGAAACGGGAGAAAAAATCCGCGGAAGAAAGGCACTCGAATTGACTATCGAAATTGCGCAAGAGGCAGCCAACCTTTGTACGGCCCATTTGAAACCACCTATGGCGTTGGCCTACGAAAAAACGCTGATGAATTTCACGCTTTTATCAAAAAAAAGATATGTTGGAATGCTTTATGAAGATGACCCCGATGATGGGTATTTGAAGTTTATGGGATTGGTTCTCAAGAGACGAGACAACTGCGATTTAGTGAAAGACGTCTATGGTGGTGTCTTACACGAATTAATGAATGGGTCGAATATACAATCAGCCATTCATTTCCTTTATGACTCTCTAGAAAATCTCATTCAAGGTCGTGTGCCGATGGACAAACTTGCCATTACGAAGGCACTCAGAGGAGATTATAAAAATCCAGCTGCGATTGCTCATCGTGTTTTAGCTGACAGGATAGCCCAAAGAGACCCTGGAAATAAACCGAAACCTGGCGATAGAATGAAATATGTTTATATTGTAAATAAACAGGCTAAGTTACAGGGGGATAAGATTGAGACGCCCGAATTCATAGTAGAAAATAAGCTGAAAATCGATTATACACATTATATTACGAACCAGTTGATGAAGCCTCTTCAGCAATTGTTTGGATTGGCGATAGTCCAAATATGGGATTTACAGAATAAGAAAACCGCTATAAAGACTTTTAATAAAGATATGGCGGCACTAGAAGCTGAGTCGGGAGGCGATTTAGAGATGTTTATGAAAAAGAAAGAAAAATATACATCGGCCAAAGTGAAAACACTTCTTTTTGACAAATTCTTGGAAAAGATTTATAATCAACAAAATGGGATTCGCACAATGACCGATTTATTCTCTGGAAAATGAATCCACACGAAAAAATAAATGTATATAAAATTTTTTTATATACATAAAAAGTGGCCCATAAAGATTTCTATAAAGGAATATAATTTGGGGAGGGGAAATAGATTCCTTTATGATAATATTCAGTTATTTTCTTTGTTGTTTTTCCAACTCTTTCGCTTGATATAATTTCAAGCCAGGATATTTGGCTTTGAGTTCTTGTTTGATTCTCTTGCGTCTTTCTTTGGCCAAAGCCCTCGCATGAACCAATTTCGCTTCGTGTTCTTCTTCCGTCATATTGGCGGTTCTCTCTTTATATAACTCGCGTTGTCTTGCTCTATATTCGTCGGTTTGTTGACGTCTAGCGACCTCTTCTTTATGCGCGTAATAATACTGAAGGGATTTTGTTCTCGATTCCATAATGTTGATAAAATGAAGTGTTGGTGTATCCTTCAATCAATATAAAAAAGGGCAATCAATTTTTTATACAAAATATCGATTATTGGAAAGGTCAATCGGAATATCGAATGTATAAATCAATTCGTTGAATGGGGCTGACTGTGGAATCCGGCGGATTTCATTATTCACGAAATTTCGAATTGCTCCAGTTAATAAACTCGTAAGAGTTGTCGATGGCGCTTGTTCTCTATTTATTTCCTCTACTACACTATCTGTTTCGGGTTCATCTCCTTCTTCTTCTCGTTCAACCGGTCTATATTCTCGAATATCATATCGGCAAACAGGACAACGAACATTTCTTTGAAACCATTCTCGAATAGCCGTTTGTTTAAAAATATGTCCACAACCTATAATTCGGCAGACTTGTTCTCCTTCTTGAAAAGCTTCTAATGTAATAGAACACGAAGGATGAGGCAGAGAATTGTCATAAATGATTAATTCTGTGGCTTGTGATATTTGGGTTATCGTAGGTCGAATCACCACATCTTCATATGTATTTGTGAATGTATGACCTTCATCACGGATTTGAAATAGATTTCTTAGCGTATTTAATCCCGACAAACGACCTGGTGGGGTAAATATTCTTTCTCTTTCTCTTTCTCTTTCTCGTCCTCTTTCCCTTGTGTTAGATAAAATATGATGATTCATAATACTCAAATACGCTGTCATATTATTGTTATAGTCGTGGAGATTATCACTATAATCTCGAATATTTCTTTGGTAATAATGAAAGTTCTCATGAAATGTGTTATAGATATTATTCGAAAGGTCTGTCATTAATCAACATAAAGATTTACTTTTATATAGATTTACAGATAAATTATGACAACCTATGTAGGACTTTTGAATTTAGGAAACACGTGTTTTTTGAATTCATGTGTCCAAGTTCTCAAAAATATACCAGAATTACATAGGATTCTTACACAAGATATTAGTTATACGAAAGAAAGTCCGGATACAATTATGTTGAAAGAATGGTTGGATTTATATTCGGTGATGACTTCGGGAAATGGAACCTTATCGCCAAACAAATTCGTTCATATGGTTCAACAAATTGCCAATCAAAAAGGTCGCGATATATTTACGGGATGGGCGCAAAATGATATTGAGGAATTTCTGTTGTTTTTGATAGAATGTTTTCATAATAGTCTAGCAAGACCTGCTAAAGTTCATATCAACGGAAACCCGGAGAACTCTACGGATGAAAAGGCTATTATTTGTTATAAACTTATACAATCTGTTTATGCTAGTGAGTATTCTAAAATTTTAGATGTATTTTATGGAATTTATATGACAGAAATTCTGGACCCTGTGGCTTCATCTGTTCTTTCACAGAGAGCCGAGCATTATTTTGTTCTCGATTTACAACTTTTTTATGGCGAAAAAGTATTTCATTCTATTTATGAATGTTTTGATTCATTTATTCAACCGGAATTGATGGAAGGAGATAATGCATGGTTCAACGATAAAACGGAAAAGAAACAGTCTGTATATAAAAAGGTGAATTTCTGGAATTTTCCAGATATTATGGTCATTCTATTGAAAAGATTCTCTCCTGATGGAGTGAGAAAACTCCAACATATCATAGATTTCCCTTTGGAGAACTTGGATTTATCAAAATACGCAACTGGTTATGGTTCTCGAAATAATATTTTCGATTTATTCGGTGTTTGTAATCATACAGGTGGTGTATTAGGAGGTCATTATACGGCTTATGTGAAAACCCAGGACAAATGGTTTCATTATAATGATAGTTTAATCGAACCAGTCCCTAATCCACAAACAATTGTTTCTCCTAGTGCTTATTGTTTGTTCTATAGGAAAAAAATACCTTCTTGTAGTATATAATGAATAATCCTACAGCCACAATAGAAAATAGAGGAACATTTTCTAGCATATTTACGAATTCAACGCTTATATATTTATTTATATTTTTAGCGACATATGCAGGGGTTTATTTCATTTTAGGTATATTTTATGGCGGTTCTGCTGAAAGTGGGGCTTTACGAATTGTTCGTATGGTGGATATTTTAGTTCTCTTATTTATTATTATCTTTATAATAACGACTTATTGGAATGTAACTCCTAAGGAATTAGGTTCTCAATTCAGCGGGTCATTAAGTAGTTTTAAAGAATTTGCTGATAATCCTTATTCTATTTTTAGTGTGGTTGTATTTTTATTGGTGTTTTATGCTACTATTTATATGATTCAAATCCCGATGTCTTCCATAGCGAAACCAATCACCGTTATGCTTGTAGAAATGGTTGCTATAATACTTTTCGTAGTTCTCTTAATTATCGATTTTTTTAAATATATATTGAATGTTGATTTATTGGATTTCACTTTGGATACGATTATTGATAAATTGGCTACACCGGCTCCAACGGCCCCAACTACGCCTGCTCCACTAGAGGAATCCCCTGTCGTTGTTTCGCAAGAACCTGGTTGTCCAAAATCGACGGAAGACCCAAATGGAGAAGTTTTCAATATTCGTAACAATATGTATACATATGACGAAGCACGCGAAGTATGCTCTGTTTATGGGGCAAATCTAGCTACTTACGACCAAATCGAACGTGCTTATAATAAAGGGGCAGAATGGTGTAATTATGGTTGGAGCGAGGGGCAAATGGCTCTTTTTCCTACACAAAAATCCACTTGGGCAAAATTACAGGGTTCAGACAAAGTAAATAATTCTTGTGGTCGTCCAGGAATTAATGGAGGCGTTATTAAAAACCCCAATATTCGATTTGGTGTCAATTGTTACGGAAAAAAACCCGAGCCATCTAAATCAGAATTAGCACTTATGAAAGCGAATATGGAAATCAAACAACCCGAAACACCGGTTGACCGAAATTTACAGGCAAAAATGGACGTTTGGAAAAAACACGCCGATAAATTTTTATTGGTGAATTCGTTTAATAGAACAAAATGGAGTGAATAATTTATTTTTTTACAACGTCATAAAGGAAATATTGTTCTCTATCCCCCATTATTATTTCCTTTATGACTCTTTTTGAGAACCTTTTTATAGGCTTTTTTATAGAAACTCATAAAGGGGATAATGTTCTCTATCATCAAATATTCCTTTATGACTCTTTTTGGGAGGACCTTTTTGTAGGGTTTTATATAGGGGTTTATATACAAAGTCATAAAGGGAATAATATTATTCCTTTATGACTATTTTTGGGAGGACCTTTTATGGGAGGACCTTTTATGGATGTCTTTATGTTTATGCCTATTGTTATTAGATCTGTGGTGTGTTTATACTAGCTACTTTTTACTCATAAATCAGCGATGACTATGAAGATACATTATAGTAAAGGTTTAACTAGTGACATACTACCTATCTACGCTACCTAGCTATCTAATAAAACTCAAGGGTGGGGTTGCCGGTAAGGTAACTACACACGGTGTTTACCATCTCCTTCTCCTTTCTCTCCAGTATTTGGTCTCGTTGAGGCAAATAGAACTTTGTATTGCTTGTGCCGTCAAAGACAATACACAAAGAGAACTTTGATATCTCGGTCGTGTTAAGGCCCGTAAATTGGTCAAACTGTACCCAAGGTATCTGGGCGCCTGATAATTGGTCATGGCCTTTTCTATAGACAACGCCCTTTCTCTTTGTCTTGAAGTCTGGCGGGATATGTGAAACGAAAGGACCCAACAATTCGATGTAATAGGTCTCACCAACATTCAAATCGCTGTATTGAACTTCTTGCATTTTGTTTCGTTTCGTTTGGTTTCGTTTCGTTTTCAGGGGATAGTATGATGATAATTAGAAACAAAAAAAAGCGCTTCAATTTTATGAGCCTATTACCTCTTTTCTCCTTCTCTTAACTAATCAGGAAAACCGATACGAAATAAAAATAACCTATCAATATAAAAATACTCCATTGTGGCGTGAGTTTTGTAGAAACATAATAAATACCAGAAACAATGATAATCAAAAAGATGATTTTTACAACAATTTGGCTTAATACATAATCCCCCATTTTACATTATTTTGCGATTTTTCTTTCGAGTTGTGCGTTTCTTTGTAGAAGAAGCCCCAACATCTTTCGCAGACAAATAAAACAAACGGTCATATATATTATCCTTTATGACATCTTGTTCTTCCTCTTTGTCTTCTTCTTCATAGGTAGATGGTTCGTTTGGTTGAAAACAATGTAATCCAATAGGAATTGCTAAATGGTCAAAAAAAGAATATGTTTGGCTATCGTTGAGAACATTTTCCGTTTTTTGGAACCATTTGGAAACGCTTACACCACCACCGAAGAATGATTCTGTGTCTGTATCTGGGACCCCACCTCCTAGTACTGAATCGTCTTCTTTCATACCCTCATTTGAAAACACATATAGGTCCGTCATATACTATATGTGTTCTTTATTTTTGTTTATAAGTCCTACGAATATCTTTTGACACTTTTACCTCGCGGTTCTCGTGAAGATAATCCATAATTTTTTCGACTTGTTTGGTGTCAGCCAATAATTTCTCTAAACAATCTTCGACATATCCAAAAGAAATCGGTTGGTATTCGCGTTTTTCATAAAAACGTAAATCGCCATCACTTATTTCGATGATAGTTTCATTAAGGGCATTTTTTTCGGCATATTCATATATTTGACAACCTAATTTGGATTTTAATTCGCGGGCTCCTTTTATTTTTTCATTCGCGGTTTTGATTTGTGTATCGATAGAGACCCATTTTTGAATGTTCTCAATAAATTCTTGTCGTTCTTCTTTTCTTGCCATTCCTTTTATTTTTAGAAGATATTTTCTTTTTATGACTACGTATTTTTTGGCGAGCACCACCGGTGGTTGTTGGCGGGGAATCCGAGTGAACGAGTGTGGGTGTAGTTGAGTATAATGTATCAAATTGTCGATTCATTATTTCAGTACTCATTTTGTTCATCATATTTGAATCCAATATCGCAGGGTCATTCATAGAAATAGGTGTATTTCCCCCTTTTATTTTTTTATTATAATTTTTCATATATTATGAGCGAAGAAAACTTTCTCTTCGAAGATTCCATAATATAGAGAACATAACTAATACCATAATAACCACAAATAGATTATAAAACGCAATCATCCATATATAAATATAAATTTCATTATAAATCATACTGAAAATAGGTTTCATCATTTCACGCACATCTTTTTTTAGAGATTCATCTGTAAAAAAATCAATACAAGTATCTCGAAAATTTTTCATTGATATAGTTCTCCATTTTTTGTCATAAAGGCAAACGTATTTATTTAGACATATTCGTCCATAAAAAAAAATTGTTGTAGGCAGTTAAACTATAAATGATTCACGAACCAAATGATAAATTCGATTTTTCTAAACTTACCCTATGTAAACCCATTTCCAATTCTAGTGGCAGTTTTTTTATAAAATACGCAATTGGAGAGCAACCGCTCTATATCCAACCACCCAAATGTACTGTAAAGCAAATGGTCACAAAAATCGCCGGAAAAAAAATGTATTGTGACCTCATTTTTCAACAAGAAAACGACGCATTCATTCGTTGGATGGAGAATTTAGAAACCCATACTCAACAACTTCTTTATGACCACCGCCAAGAATGGTTTAAAGCAGATTTAGAACGTGATGATATCGAGCAGTCTTTTTCATCTCCTATGAAAGTAGTTAAATCTGGAAAACAATATATTGTCCGTGCGAATTTACATTCAACAAATACTTTGAAAATTTACGATGAGAACGAACAAGTAGTTGCTTTAGACGCAATTGTAGAAAACACAAAGGTTATGGTTATTTTAGAAATACAGGGAGTCCGTTCAGGTTCTAATTTTCAAGTGGATATCGAAATCAAACAGATGATGGTATTGAGACCAGAAGAAGTATTTTCTGGTCTTTGTATTCGATATGAAAGAGAAAGAGAAAAAGAAAAACCTTTAGTAAATCCTCCATCTATCATTGAACCGTCGCCTATTTCTCCACCTTCTATTCATTCTATTCCTTCTCCACCTTCTCCACCTTCTCCACCTTCTCCACCCTCTGAAAATATATTTATTGAAACAACCCCGATTGAAGAAAGTCCCGAGGAACTTTGTGAAGTCAATATTGAACCTACAGATGAAATAGTCCAACTAAAAGAACGCAAAGAAATGTATTATAAATTGTATCAAGAAGCCCGTCAAAAAGCAAAAGTAGCCAGAGATTTAGCACTTTCGGCCTATTTAGAAGCAAAACAAATTAAAAACAAATATATGCTTGACGATATTTTAGATAGTAGTAGTGATGAATCCGAAGAAGACGATTCGGATACGGAAAAAACGGATTGAGAACATTCTTTTAGCAAAATTATATTTTTATGAAGAAAATAATTTTATCAGTCTGTTTATATAAACGCAATGTTAAAGAATTTTGCTCGCGGTTTTTCAAGTGGTTTTTCTAAATTTTTTACAGTTGAACGGGTCTCCATCCTTGTTGTATTTCTTATTTTAGTCTGGGCTCTTTATGCCTATTCTGGGTCAAAATCTCTTCGAGTAGATGGAATGAGCACCGGTGCTACTGCTGCTCCTACTGAGAAAGCCCCTACAGCTTCTCCTTCCCCTTCCCCTTCTCTAGCTGTTCCTGAGGTGACCGTTCCTAGCGCTGGCGCTGGATATGTTGCCGGGTCAGTTGCTTCTCCGCAAGATTTGCTTCCACAAGATATGAACAGCCAATGGGCTGCTTTGAACCCTGTCGCCCAGGGTAATATTGCCGCTCCCGACCTTCTTCAGGCCGGCTATCATATTGGTTTAGATACTATCGGACAGACTCTTAGAAACGCCAATCTTCAAGAACGTTCTGACCCTATTATCCCCAAATCCGCTGTTGGACCATGGAACCAGAGCACCATCGAACCTGACCTTGGACGCGTTCCTCTTGAGGTTGGATGTGGCGCAAGATAAACACCACGATTTATCGATAGTTCGTCTGCTATATAAATTGTCATATAGATGATATGATAATTTATTCCTTTATGACACCTTTATGACACCTATATGATACCTTTTGATATGTTGGTATCCATTCGATGTATTTATAGGTTCTTCTGTTGGATTAGGAGACGTAATTTATGATAATTATAAAAAACACAGACGAATGATAAAAAATATGAATTAGATAAAACCAAAGTAATTTTCATACCGGCAATTTATTCCTTTATGAAAAACTATTGGAAAAAATCTATGAATCTGTCATAAAGGAATTATTTACCGGTATAAATCCACACCTATGTTGGAGTAGGATAACATTTACCCCCGATGTAAAATTCGTCCAAAGAGTTGCGAATATAGACGATAAAAATAGCCAGAATTATATATGGACAAAAAAGAATTATTTATTCAATTTATTATCATTGGCGTTTTATTTATAGGTGCTTATATGTATTTAGCTAATAGAGATACAATCGATTTGAAATGCGTTATTTCTACAGTAGATGGTAATAAATACTGTGTGCGTGACCGTAAAGAAGTTGACCGAGCGGCTAATTTATTAGCTGGTGTTGTCGAAAAATGTAACACCCTTGTTGAATACGTTTATAAAAAATATCCGGATAAAGACAACGTTGTTCGATTGAAAGAAGGATTTAATCCACAACAAATTATGGAAACTCTGCCAACGAGCGAACATACGGCATATAGCGAGAACAAAGGTGAAAAATTGGCATTTTGTTTGAATAAAAAGAATGAGAATAACGACGAGTTAATAGATGAAAACACGCTTACTTTTGTGGCACTTCACGAATTGTCTCATATAGCTACGAAATCAATCGGTCATAAATCGGAATTTTGGGAGAACTTCAAATTTTTATTAGGAGAGGCGGAAGAAGCAGGATTATATTCTCCAAAAGATTATAAAGCCGCACCTCAGGAATATTGTGGAATGAAAATAACGGATAATCCGTATTATGATGCTTAGGGATTTACTTGCGGTACGCAATAAACAGCACACTTCGTAGTAACTTTTTACAGCGAAGCGGCATGAAAATAGATTTTAGTGACCCCTCCCCGCCCTATCGGTCTCATCAGGTCACTAAAATCTATGAATTATTGTTGCTACGAAGTGAGGGAAAGGGTTATATATATATATATATATGTGTATATATAATGGCAAACATATTATCCGACGATACATATGATATACCGGCTAGTATGCCTCGAGGAGAAAATAGAAAAAGATGTCCGAATGGGTTTCGATGGGATAAAAAGAAGGAACTTTGTATAGGAAAAACAACTATAAATGTTGTAGAAAATTTAGAAGATATTAAAATCAAGTCAGATAAAAACACGATGAGTTTAGAAAGTTTAGATGAAAATAATGGAATTTTTAAATTTTATAGTAAAGGAGTTTTAATAGAACAAAAGCGTATTGATTCAATAATGATTCAAAAAATAAAACTCAAGAAAAAAAATATGTTTAAAAAAATAATTAGCATTTCAAAAAAAATAAATAAAAATCCAAATATCATTAATAATGATAGAGAACTTCAAAAACAAATTTTAAAAATAAGTAAAAAGTATAAAAAAAATAAGACACGTAAATCTGGAGGTAAAAATAGCGAGAAACCAGAAGGTAAAAATAGCGAGAAACCAGAAGATACAGAAATCGTTGGAACAGACCTAATAATACAAGAATCGATGTCTGATAAATTAGAAGATAAAGAATTAAATGAACACATATTAAAGCTCACAAAATTAGTTGAAATGAATGAATATAATAAAAATGTAAAATCGCAGGAATGGCTACCTTATTTATTTGAAGTAATGAATTTAACCTATTTATTTTTAATAATGCCTTATGAATGGTATAGTACCTGGTCAGCACAAGCTTTTAGTATTGCCCCTTGTGATGAGTCTAATCAAGCAATTGCCTGGAACCAATCTGGTATTAATGGACCAAGTAATGATGATTTGGATTTAACACCTCCAATATATGAGAATGGACAATGGGTTTTATCGGGGAATGATGAATTAGTTGAAATGGAGGTGTTAAGTGAGTTAATTTCTACTTCAAATACAGCAGCAGAAGCCCCAATTTTGCAGGGTTGTTCAGATGGAAATGAATTTAATTGTTTAACAGCATTACAACCACTTTGGGGTTTTTTATCACAACATCTTATTTGTAAAAATACTACTACTGGTGCTTCCGAACCTTTTACATTATCAGAAGTATCAACCGGATTATCTACTACCGCAACATCATTCTTTATGTTTGATATATTTGGGTCAATTACATTAGGAATAGTAAGTTTATTAAATATATTTATTGATAACGAGGCTCTTAAAACCACAACAACCGTTTCACAATATATTTATTATTTAACTTCTATTGTAGGGTTCACTTTTTTTGGCGTTGGTACTTGGTTTAATATAATACTTATAGGAGTAAGACTCATTATGAAAGCAGCACCGACCCTTGCTGTATGGGCAAAAGAAAAGAGAATTACCGCATACGATAAAGAAATCGAAAATGAAAAAACAAAAATAGAAGAAATAGTGAATAAAAATCAACACGCACCTGCTAAGAAAGTTGTTGATATTGACGGTGTCGAAATAGGAGAAGTTATGACTGATGCTATACTATCATTTTAACCCTTTACAGTGAAGCGACCTGAAAATAGATAGAGTGACCCTTCCCCGCCCTATCGGGTCACTAAAATCTATGAATTATTGTTGCTACGAAGTGAGGGAAAGGGTTAACCACATTTCAATCGTCAGTATATTTATATATATATATATAAATAATGCCTAGAAAATTTACTGTAAATAATACAGTTCATTTAACAAAGACCAAAAATCGACATCCACGTAGATTAAAATTATTATCTGTATTACAACCGGTTCTTCCTATCAAACATAAAAGATGTCCAAATGGTACAAAATTTGATAAAAAACAACATATATGTCTAAAAAATACAGTAATTAAACAATTTGAGAATTTAGAAGATATACAGATTTCACAAGAAAAAACTACGATTACAGTAGAATTATTAGATGAAGAAAATAAAGACGTCGTTATTAAAACCTATGAAAATGGATTATTAACTTCACAAAAGTTAATTGATAAATCTAATTTACAAAAACAACAACAAATAAGCGAAACATATTTAAAAAAAATATTTGATGTTTCTGAAAAATTATCAAAGGACCCTACTATTTTAGAGAAAAATATAAAGTTTAAAAATTTTAAGAAAAAATTAGCAAAATCCCGTGGTGGTGGTACAGAAGAAAAAATAGAAGAAGACCCTGATAAAAAACAGGTTGTAGTTTTAGTACAAAATGGAGTTATCGATTTTTTTTCAGAAGATAAAACTGCTGTCGAGTTTCTTGAAGCAAGAGCAAAATCTTTAAAAAAAGAAGCAACCGAAGCAAATATTAAATCCACTAATAAAGAAATAGACGATTTTTATAAATCGAATACAATCAGTTTTAAACTTATTCGGTTTATGGAGGCTATAGCAAAAACCGGTTTGTATTCTTTGATTTGGATTTTATTCGGTAGTTTTTTATCTGGAATAACTATAGGATTTTTTATATATGATGTAATTGGATTATTAGTTATATTAATATATGATATTATTTCGTTTTTCTTTCCCACAAAAGAAGCATTCGATACGGTAGTAATGGTAGAATATATTTATTACACAATATATATAATTTTTGGAAGTATAGTCGGTTATTCTACTTTATCAATGAGTACTGTCTCCTCATTTGTTTCTATGGTAAATTACTATATATCTATTTTTTTAGTAGGTGGTATAACATATGAAGGATTAGAAGGTATATTGTCTACAAGTCAGAGGTCGCTACGCTTAACCGGACAATACGAAGATTTATTGGAAAAAAAAGAGTTTTTTGAAAAAAAACTTGATGAGATACCCAAACCATAAAGAAAGAATATTATAATAATATATACAATTATCATAATATGAAAGTCTGTTTATTAGGAAGAGAAGGTGGCGTAAAAGAAATCATCGTGTTTTCTAGAGCAAGCCAATCCGATAATGCCCCATCACCTTTTAATGAAAAAGAACAAACCTTTATAGAGCAAGAAAATATTCCTGTTAGAGTGGTGGATTCCGAAATTTATATCGACGATTCCATCTCCGTTATCAAACATAAGATTTTGAAAATTTTAGAGAACCCCACGGCTTATCACGAAATTTACCTATTTAGTCATATTCATAAAGAGGATTTACATAAAGTTCTCTTGGGGTCTAAAACCGTTCTTACTCCACCCGAATATAAACAGTTATTGGTTAATCTAGGCGCCACAACCGAAGTCCTTTCTTCTATTTCTACTGAAAAAATGGAATATGACGCAGAAGATTTAGCACATCTCGATGAAGTTCTCCACAATGAATCCAAAATTTATAAAATAACTATCGGCAAACGATTTCGCACAACACATAATGACATTTTTTCACCCAATCCATTCGATATTTTACCGTCACCAACAAGAGAACCCATTTGGAAACAACATTCCACAAATCCTCTAGAAAGTTTTGAGAACCAATTATTATTGAATAACTACGGCGCCCAATTCATAGATGACACTATTTTCGTTTGTTTTGCCGAAGATGTTCTCGATTATTGCTCTGTAAATGCGATTGATACAGAATGGGCGATGGAAATCTATTTCCCCCTTCTAGCCAAAGAACAAATAACCACTAGAGATGAATTAGAAAGGTCGAGAAAATCGTTTATCAGCAAAACGAAAAAGACGGCCCCCGCCGCCAAAAATGATACCATAGATATCCTTTATGACATCCATAGAGAACAACCGGCGAATATCCCCTTTTTAAATGTAGGTGTGTCCGTTTTTTCGATGATTCTTCATCCTGATTTTAAACATATCCTTCCATTAGATGTCATTTTCAAAAACGTTCATGCAACGAAAGAAATACCCTTTATTAAATATAATCCTGGACCTAGAAGAGAGAACATTTATAGATTGTATAGTGAAGCCGTTACAAAATATGGGACAAAAATCCCGTTTCTACCAGCAAAAACCATTATTAAATTGGCAAAAGAAACGGGAAAAAGCAGACAGATTTCATTCTCTGTAGAAAGCGAAGCCGGTGATTTTTATATAAATATTCTTACGAATGGAGAGATTCATATATCGGGAAATAATTTCAAACAAATCATTCAAATCAACGAACTAGAACGCGTTGTTGACGAAGTAGTCAATCCAGTTATCGACCATATAAACGATTTTCTTAAAAAGAATGGATATGAATTGAAAAGGTTCTCCAGATTCGACCAAGAATTCGTAGAAATTGAATATATGAATTATATTCATCGTATGACTATCAAAAAAGATATTGATTTGAAATCATATAAAAAATGTTTTCAATCCGTTTTTGATGTGATTGAAACGGATATTCATAAAGGGGCTGATTTGAGATACAAAAGAGTAGAGAACTATATTGCTATGAACGAAGAAGACGCTTATATTGCCGGATTGTTTCATTATCCTAGAGACGAAATGATTACAAAGATTTCCGAAAAATACGAAATGAGTCTTCCGCAAGCCGGGCTTCGATTGGCTCAATTCCTAAGAGACCACGAACAACAACATGGCCGATTTGTAAAAACTTCGATGAAAATTGCGGATAGCCCTGGATTTGCCGTTTCTATGAAAATCGAATCGTATGAAAATGTTCTCCTATGTGAGTTTGAATTAGATAATAGTATAGCCGATATTTATATTCAATATATTCAAGTCTTTTCGATTTATTTTTCTTCTCTTATGCTTATTACACAAGAACCAAAAATAGCTGGGATTCCTGCTAGTAAAATATCCAAAATTTGTTCGAAAGAAAAAGAAGAAAAAGAAATCGAACGATTCGATAATGTTCTCACAGGTATTCAAAGCACCGCCATAATAGATACGACATTCGAAGAAGGTCTTCTTTATGACATTCCTGAAGAGATGGAGGAAGAACATCTTAAACGAAATTCTTCTTTTGGTGATTTAGATGAATATGAAAATGCCGAACTCATTCCCGATGTTCTCGATTATGAAGAATTAGAAGATATCACAAAGGAATCAATTGGTCATGTGTCCCCTATCGAAGAATCCACCGGCGACTTGTCTCCTATTCCCTCGTCGGCAGAAGAATCCACCGGTGACTTGTCTCCTATTCCCTCGTCGGCAGAAGAATCCACCGGCGACTTGTCCCCTATTCCCTCGTCGGCAGAAGAATCCACCGGTGACTTGTCTCCTATTCCCTCGTCGGCAGAAGAATCCACCGGCGACTTGTCCCCTATT